AAAAGAAACTACTGATTCACGCGGTAATCGTAAGGTTGAAGTAGTAGTTGGTGAAATGTCGGCAGGTGAAATTTCTAAACCTGGTAGCTCAAGTCAGCAAGCACTACGTTCTAGCTATGGACTTCAACCAGCACTAATAAGAAGGTAATATATGGCATATTCGTATAGTTGGACAACACTTTCATGGCCTGGAGGGGTACCTGTGCCCCAAAAAGGTTTTACAGAATCCTTAGGGGCTAATATTCTTCGTACTCCTATGGATTCAGGTCCAGCAAAAATACGTTATCGTGGAAAAAATTCTGGTATTTTAACAGTTGCTTTTTTAATGACAACAGCGCAAGTAGCAGTACTAGAAACTTTTTTAGTTACTACTTTAAAAGGCGTCAAACGCTTTGGTTTTCCACACCCACGTACAGGTGTGGAAACTGAAGTGCGCTTGATGGCGGAATCTGATAGTGCTTTATATTCAGTTAACTACAGAGCACCTGGATATTGGGACGTATCACTCAAACTTGAGATACTGCCATGAGTCGTTTAAGTAGCATGTCCCCGGCTGCCCTAAAGGCAGTTTTTGCGCCGGAAACAGACGATAATTTAATTATGCTGCTAACTTTTTACAATCCTAATAACACTATAGCATTTACACTAGCAGACGGTTTTACGCAGCGTCTAGACGATTCTGTAGCTCAAGATAATATAGTATATGGTATTATGGGCCCGCCTGCAAACAGAGCCTTAGCTATTTCAGGCAGTAATCCTTCTTTAGCGTATATATTTTTACCGATTAACGTAACGCTGCCTTCAGAAGAAGAAGTTTCTGCACCTAAGTGTTCTATTACTATAAATGACGTAACAAGAGCCTTAACTCCTACAATTCGTAATTTAACAGAACCCCCAAAAGTATTAGTAGACTTAGTTTTATCTAGTACTCCAACTGTAGTAGAAGCAACGTTTCCAGGATTTTATATGACCTCTGTTACTTATAATGCCAATACCATACAAGCGGAACTATCAATGATTAGTTATCAAAATGAACCATTTCCTAGTTTTAAGTTTGTTCCACGCTACTTTCCAGGATTATTTTAATGTGGTATAATAAATATGTAGGAATCCCCTACAAAGAAACTGGCAGAGATACTACAGGTATTGATTGCTGGGGATTGCTAAGGTTAATTTATAAAGAGCAATATAACGTAGATATCCCAAGTTTCTCTGATGGTTATACTAGCGGTAAAGATCGAGATTTAACAACAGAATTAATTGCTCAAAATAAGGAGCAGTGGGTAGAGCGAGAAACACCAGAAGTCGGGGACGGTATCTTATTTAGAGTTCTGGGCTTAGAAACACATATCGGTGTTTATCTTGGTGATAATAAATTTATCCATGCAAAAGAAGGTCATAGTTCTGTAATAGAATCCTTAACCTCGCTTAAGTGGAAAAACAGGATTGCGGGGTACTTTAGATATACTGCTGATATAGCGGGTGCTACCTTAAATGCTATACCACATCCGCTGCGTACTGAACGCTATACAGAATCTATAAAAATTGGAACAACAATCGCAGAGTTAGTTGATTCTATAAATACACGGTACAATATTTCAGATAAATTAAAGTTTAATTTGGCTATAATGCTTAATGGTGTTCCTGTGTTAAAGGAAGCTTGGGCTGCTACAGTAATTAAAGCTGACGACAAAGTTGAATACCGTGCAGTACCGCGCGGCGATGATCCACTTAGACTAATTTTAATGGTTGCAGTTATGTTTGCCGCACCTTACCTCAGCGGCTTGATAGTAGGAGCTACCACTGGTTTTGCATTCACAGCCGTAACAATGGCTATACAAATGGTTGGTATGGCACTAGTAGACGCTATTGCACCTGTAAGAACTCCAGAAGTAAAAAATCCTGGTCAAACTGAAGGTATTAACATGTTTACCGGTGGTTCTAATCAGATGAACCCTTACGGGTCTATTCCAGTAGTACTTGGTAAGATACGCATGACCCCACCACTCGGAGCCCAGCCCATAGTTGATAGCCCTGAAGATACTTCTTATCTGCGAATGATGACAGTTTGGGGTTTTGGTCCACTTTATTTAGATGACTCAAGTTTATTAATAGGTGCTTCTGCCTTAAAAGATTTTAAAGATACTAATGGTTATGAGCCTGAAAGATTTAATTTAGATTTTAATACTGCAGCAGATTCTGTAACAGCAAAAAATCGTTTTGCATCTATATATGCATACGATATAGCACAAGATCTAATACAAACAGAATTAACTAATTCAGATACATACGGTATGAATAGAGCAGTACTATATTCTGCTAACAGAGTAGTAAAAAACGAGGCAGTTTATTCTGGTAGTATCGATAAAAGTAACTTAACGTTAACAGTTAATCCATCTAGTGGAACTTTTTTTCTGCGAGATAATGGCTGGTTTACAAATAGCGAAACTTATACTATATCAGCTTTATATAACGGAGTAACTAGTTCTGCTAACTACACTGTTTATAAAAATGCACCTGATACGGCACCTTTTGTAGCAATAAAATCTTCTAGAGATATAGTATTTATTGACGGAGATAATTTTGTTTTACCTTTTGGTAACCAAGTATATCTTTATGGCGGTGGCATTAACATGACCACCGTACCGGCAAATAATGTTCAATTTTCACTAAGACCTTACCCGATTAGTAATGGTTTTGGATTAGGGGCTGCCATAGATAGTATTACTGGCATGATTTCTTATTTTATACCAACTGAGTGGACGGGAAGCTATGCATATTTTGAATTTAGGGTAACATACGTAAGCAGCGGTGCTACTCAAACTAAAGATATAGGTTACTTTATTTACAAAACAACTGATCCGGCGTTTAACAACCAAAAATTAGAAATAAATTACGAGACGCAAGTATTTGCCACAAATGCTACTGGTACTGTAGGTGCTCCTGCAAAATTAATAGATTTACCTGAAAGTTTTGGTGTATGGCAAAATGCTGCAATAGACGAAGACTGTACAGAACTACAAATTGCTTTACATTTTCCCGAAGGTTTGCGCAGGCTTAAAGTTAAAGGTGACGGAGCCGGAGATGCTTTCCCTACGTCGTTTTTAGGTGAATATCAGTACCGTGAAATTAATTTAGCTAATGGCGGGTCTAATGCAGAATGGTCTAACACTACTTACACTACCAATGGTTTTTCCTTTACAGTTCCAGACTTTAATCCGTTTGACGCAGAATATGGAAATAATTATGGCACTTTATATAAATGGTATAGAATAATACTAACTGATAGTAAGGGCATTGGACTAATAGAAGGCGATCCTTCTTACTCCGCTGTACCTGCTGTTCCTGCTGTACCAGGCGGAGTTGTTACAGGTGCCTACCATGCAGCCGTTAATAACGCTGCGTACTATGCAGCTTTGACCGCAGGCCTACCAGCACCAGAGCAAAGAATCTTTGTTAGACTACCTTCCTTACCAGCAGGAGCAAAATTATTGTACGATATATGTTTGGTCAGCGACGCAACAACTATGGCTGTACTAGGAACCCCAACAGATTATAGAGCAAGTTCGCTGCAAAATTATATAGGATTAGCGCTTAATACTAGTGTAGCTGATAATAATGGTACTCCTCTAAGCGGCGGCGGCACAGGTAGTGAGGGAGCTGCTCCGGGTGATGGTGCCTCATCAAGTAGCGGTGCAGACGGTGACGGAGCAAACGCGTGACTAGTATTTTTAAGGACTAATAATATGCTTAATTTTAATTTCACCGTAGGTTCAGGATATGTAGTACCTCTAGGAGGTACTAATACTACTCTTATAGATATAACCGAAAATAAAAAAGACGCTTTTAATAGGGTTATTAAAATACAAAATCTTCCTGCTAGTGGGTACCAAGTAAGAGTTAGACGACTTAATACTAGTACTCCAGATGTAGACGAGGAGTACAGAGATTATTTTAAGTGTGTGTACTTTTCACTTACAGGAGTAACCAATTTACCTGTTATAAACTTACCAAGAGTAAATGAGCAAGACTGTAAAATAGCCAGAAGTGCGTATAAATTTGAGTCTAGCTCTAAAACTAATGGCCAGATAGACGGCATTAGTGGTGTAGTTCAAACTATTGCTAGAATATGGAATGGAAGTAACTGGAATACTTTAGCCCCTACTAATAATCCTGCAAGTTTATTTTTATATGTACTAACTCATCCAGCTAATGCATATAGAATAGAAGAAACCGAAATAACTAGTAGAGTAGATTTATATACTTTAAGAAAATGGTACGAATACTGCGAAAACCCTCAGGATATAGTTCCCGCCACCTCCGTTACAGCAGACAAAAAATTTCAATTTAATAATGTGATGGATGGTTCTCGTAGTGTGTTAGATATACTGCGAGATATATGTGCGGCGGGCAGAGCTAGTCCCGCAATTATGGATGGCAAATGGACAATAATTATTGACAAACCCAGAGTTACTGTAGCGCAACATTTTACGCCACATAATTCTTGGGGTTTTGAGTCGACCAAGGCGATGCCAAGGCTGCCACACGCCTTCAGAGCAGTTTTTAGAGATGAAGATAATGGATATCAAGAAAAAGAACAAGTAGTTTATAACAATGGTTACACTGTTACTACTGCTGAAATTTTTGAAGAGATTAGTTTTCCTGGTGTTACTAATAGAGGGCAAATAATTAATCACTGCAGATGGCACCTTGCCCAAGCAATGCTAAGACCTGAAAGATATACATTAAATACTGACTTTGAGTATTTAGTTTGTAATCGCGGTGATCTTGTAAAAGTAATGCATGACGTTCCTATGTGGGGTTTACACTCAGGAAGAATAAAAGAACAAGTAGACGGGGATACATTGTTACTAGATGAACCAGTGACTCTTAACGCAGGCGTCTCATATACTATTAGAATTAGAACTGAAAGCGGTGCCAGTATTACACGTACCCTGTCCAGCATTACTACTACAGGAGTATACAGTAGTATTAATCTTACAACAACTCTAAATTCAGTAGAAGGAAAAGCAGGAAACTTATTTATTCTAGGTTTGTTGAATCAAGAAAGCCATGATTTAGTAGTTCTAAATATAGAACCTATGGATAATAAAAATGCACGTTTAACTTTAGTGGATTACAGCAGTGAAATATACACACTCGACCTAGCCTCTAACTACCCTATACCGGCCTTTAATCCAGATATTACAAGACCCCCTAATTTAGACGTAAAACCTATACTTACATACCCTATTATTTTAACGGATGGTACGGGTGCACCCTCGATTAGAAGTGACGTAGGTGTAATGGATATATCAGCAGGAATACTAAATATTAGTATCAGTGTTGTTTACAATCTAATCGCAGAATTCTCCAATACTATTAATAGAGTTGAAATATGTTATTCTAATTCGTCTTCGCCAAGTAAAGAATCTATATATAGAAAAATTGATATTGCAGAAGGAGCTTCCAATATATTAATTTCAGGTGTTACAAAAGGTGACGTATACACGATTAAACTAAGGTATATTGATACAATGAACAGAACAGGCCCTTGGAGCCCAGAAGTAACGCATACTGTAGTAGGTAAAACAGATGCATTTGATACTTTAAATTCGCTGGTTATAACTAGAGTTCATAAAAATCTAGTTATTACACCTGTAATCGTTAACCGCTCAACTGATTTTAGTAACTACGAGTTTAGAATAGTACAGAGCAATTTAAGTACAATAGCACCAGCTGGTACACTTGTTGATTTTTGGAATATGAATGTTCCTTATATAAAAGTAACTTCAATAGATGCTACTACAGTAGATTTAATGCAGTTTTCAAGTCCTCGTGTGACTACGGACGGAATAACTTATTCTGTAGCATGTAGGGCAATGGATTATTTAGGTAATTATAGCGAAACTAGTAGATTAGGGCAAATCACTATAAAACCGTTAGCACCTTAGGAGTTAATTATGTCTGCATCACTATACCCAGGGGTTAACTCGTTAGACTTGGTTATTGCGGAACCGGTTGATCAATACACTAGTTTAGTCAGAGACGACTTGCAGTATACTAAAGTATGGAGTTCGACAACAAGCGGGTTTACACCGGATGCTGGAACTTTAGTATATCAAGGCCCAGATTTAGCAATTACAATTCCTAACTTAACTGCTGGTACTACTTACTATGTAAAATATGCATTAATATCAGAACTAGATATAAGCGAGTCTTTGGGTGGGGCTGGTACAGGAGATGATACATATATTATTTCAAATCAGCTATCAGCTATACCTATAGCTGCTGGTACTGGAACTACTTTATACTATATTGCCACTACCAGCCCAGTTATTTACAAAAATGCCGCTAATAAAAACACTGTTGGAGATTTTACTAATATAACTGTATACGGTAAAACTTCTAGTGCTGGCGTTGAATCTGCCTATGGCTATTTAACTATTACTGGAGATACTGAAACAGAAGCCGTAACGGCTACAGCAAGTTCAATAACTACCAGTATAAGCAGTAGTTCTACTAATACAATATATACCGTAAAACTCTATGCCGCCGCTAACAAAGTAGGTGGTGCAATAGATACAGAAACTATTGCAGTGGTTTTTAAAGGTGATAATGCTATTTCAGTAGAATTAACCAATGGTAGTCACCCGCTACCAGCAGAAGGTGATGGAACTGGCGTAGTTCTTCTTAACAGTGGGACTGATATTTATGTATATGAAGGCGGTGAGTTAATACCGTATAACGCTAGCGGCTATGATAGTGGTAATTTTAACACTTGGAAAATTACAAAAGCAGATAGTGCTGGTATAACATCAGGAACTATTACAGACCAAGGATCTTTTGCACGTTTAAGCGCGCTAACTGCTGTAGGCTCCACGGTTACTACCGCAGCTGTTACTTTTACCATCAATGGACGTACTAGCTCAGGCGTAACTTTTACTACAACAAAAGTTCAAAGTTTTACCGTTAATAGAGAGGGTGTAAGTTATACAACAGTAATAGAAAGCACTAACGGAGACGAATTTAGAGTAGGTGAGGCACGTCAAACTATACTAATAGCCCATGTATTTTTTAACGGTGTTGAAATAACAGACACTTTGCCCTCCTCCAGATTTAAATGGCGTAGAGTGTCAGTAGTATTACAAGCATACCCAAACGACGATGCGACTTGGAATGCGGTTTATGTCACAGGATTTAAACAAGTAACAGTAAATGTAGACGATATATATGCTAAGGCTACATTTTTTTGCGATATACTAGGAGAATAATATGCCAACATTAGTTTCGACAGGTCAGTTTACGATAGTAGATAATAACGATGCTAAACCTATATCAGCAGCTATTTCAGCTAATGCTTCTGTTCAGCAGGTATATACTAAAAGTAACGGGATCGTTACGTATAGTCCAGATAGTTATGCTGTAGATTTAGTATTAACTCCTAAAATATATGTAGGAGCTACCGGAGGTACTGCAACGGATATATCTTCTAATACCTCAGCTGTAACTAATAGAAAATGGGGGAAAACTGTAGGTAGTGGTAATATATATACGGGAGGCTCTACTACACAAGATACTACCAGTTTTGTACAAACAGATGGAACTACTGCAGCTACTGCTCCTTTTACGGTCAGTACTAACGGTGTTACGTTAACTATAAAAGGTAATTTAATATCTACTCTAAGTACTTATCCGATTTATTTTGAGTTTGATTATACTGATCCAGCTACTTCACTTACAAGTCATATCGTGGCAGATATTACACTTAGTAAAGTAGATACTGGGAGTAACGCCGTATACATTACAATTAGAGGAATTACAGCTATTGAAAGTGCTACTGGTACTACAAAAAATTCAGTACCAATTGTTGCTGATTTAATACGTACTTCTGGTATAGATAGAGGTAACTTAACTTATAAATGGTATATAATTAATAGTGGCACAGCCAGTCAAATATCTACGTCTTACGTTAGTTACGCTACTTTATTTGCTATAAGCGATACAGCTACTACTGCTGTACCTGTAGCTAGTACCACTAATGGTACTAATGTACCCACTAGCGGTTCTGGTAGCGCTTATAACTCAGTTGGTGTAGGTACCGGAAATACTTTGAGCATAAATGAAGCAGCAGTTCAGGATATACAAGTTTTTAGAGTAGATATAACAGACAGCTTAGAAAGCGGCACCACATACTCCACTTATTTTACAATTTCTGATTTTTCAGATCCATATCAAGTTAATATTATTTCATCTTCTGGTGATAAGCTGCAAAATGGGATTGGAAGCACAACATTAACACCTGATGTATTTTATGGAGATACTCAAATAAGTTCTTTTACTGGATGGACTTTTGATTGGGTTTTTTATGATAAAAATGGAAAACGTGCAGCTTTCGTAGATCCAGATAGCAACACCTCAGCCACGTCTTATTATAATGCAGGAGCAGGCAGGGCTATTAGTGCAAATACTGCTGTAACACCCTATACTGTAACTCATGCAGCTATTTCACCTGCTATTACCTTAGCAAGTAATGATATTGTTAAAATTATTAAGTCAGACGGCACAGTTTTATACTATGAAGTTACAGGTACTCCTACAACTACTACAGTGCAACTAAAAGAAACTGGTTTAGCTAATCTAAGTTTAACAGATTATCCGTTACCAACAGTCAATGCTTTCGCTGGCGGTATTATATATTTATGTACTAAGTCTGGAACTAGAACGGGCAGTTCTATAGTAGTTAGAGGTGTTGACATTGATACAAAAGGCCGGATTACCTGTGCAGCCAATAGACCTTAAGGAGTAAAAATTGCCGACTTTAGTATCTACAGGTCAACTAACAATAGTTGACCAAAACGACGGATATACCCTAACAATAACTGGAGGTACTAGGTCTTTTGTTTACAACGCAGCAGGCAATACCGCAACGCCTAGTGCTTCTGCTGCTTTTGCAATTACACTGCAGAAAGGCTCTACCACCGTAACTCCCAGTTCATATTCTTGGATAGCTGCTGGAAGGCTAGTAAATCCAGGAACCACTAACGCACCTACTTTTACTCCTACAGTTGCAACTGCTTATAGTGCAGATCCTGCTACTACTATTAGTGTAACAGTAGTTCATGAAGGTAGTTCAATATCACAAACTATACCTATTTCTATAAGTAAAGTAGGTGATACAGGTGCTACCGGTGCTACAGGCTATACTGTAAGCATAACTGGCGGAAGCAGGAGTATAGTATACGATGCATTTGGAGGAAGTCCTACGCCAGCCGTTGGTTCAGCCGGCACATTCACAGCAACGGTGTATCGAGATGGTGCACCTGTTACATCCAGTATTATTTATACGTGGAGTGCAGCAGGTGTTTATAGCGGTGCAAACAGTAGTGCTGCAGGATTTACCCCTACTCTTACAGCCACCCATAGTTCCGCCGAAACTTTTGTGTCTTTAAGCGTAGAGGCAGGGTCTCCAGCGACTGTTATTGTAACTAAATTACCTATCGCCGTTAGTAAATTAGGTGCAGCTGGTGCGTCTTCCAGAACCGCATATACAGTAAATACTACAGATCCTACTGGGTCAACATCTATAACTGTAACTGGAGATAACTTACCTCCAACAGCTTATAATGCTACTGCTTCGGCTACTTTTCAAGATTGGTGGAACAGTACACTTACTTGGTCAAGTACAGCTATTGCACTTACTGTGGATGGTCAAAAACTATTTCAATCTGATGGACTGTATACACCATCTGCATCTGGTGGTACTACTATATGGTCTAAACCTTATTTGTCAAGTTTACGAGTAGGTTCTTTAGAAGCTATTACTGCAAATACAGGTAATTTAACTGTTAGTGGTAGTATTAAAGCCTATACTGGAACTGTGCCTGCAATATCTGGTAGTGATATGACGGGCACTGGCATTCTATTAAATAGCAATGGTAGTTTTGCTATGGGGCGACCAGGGTCTAATATACTTGGTGATAGCGTTGGAAATATAGTAATCAACGGCAACCTTATTGTAAATACCAACGATAATCTATTTCCAAACGGTAATTTACAATCTGTAAATATTAGCACACATACTATCGATAGGTTTATGACTAGTAGTACCAGCAGAGTACAGGTTCTTGACACTACTGTGGGCCTGACTACCGCATCAGGAGCTCCAAGTAGGTATGTTGTAAAATTTGTAGGGGGTGCTGTAGGAAGTCATGAACTAAGTTTATTAGGCGGTACTGGCATAAATCAGTTTTTAAGTGCAGCTAATACCGCTCAACATGGTTTAACAGTACAACCAGGTGAAAGATACATATTTGAAGCACGTATTTTTAGCAGCTTAACGGCTAACAATGTTACCCTGCTGGTAATTCCTAAATATTTAGATGATTACGGAAGCTTAACAGAAACTACGGGCACGGCTAATAATGGCAATTATGCCAGTTTGGAAGATACTGGTTGGTTAGAAACTTTTGTTTATGATGGCGCTAATTTTGCACGCCCAGTGTATTCACAGGTTGCTGGAGAAAATTATTATAAATTAAGGTTTGTTATTGAAGTACCTAATTTTGTTTCTGCTACTAGAGGTGGAGCATCTACAGGAAATAAACCGCGAAAAATGAGTATTTCTATTGTGTCTACTGCAACTGCCAGCAGTCAAGACATATTTTTAACAAATTTTAAACTCACAAAAGCAAAAAATACAGACGAGTTAGACCTAAATTCCGTTACTAAGGTTACTACTGCAAGCACTACGGGTACTAGTGTTAGTTTGAACGTTTCAATCCCACCAAATGCAGGTACCTTATTAGTACAGTATTATCTTGGTGACATACTTTATTCAGGGGACGGTAAGGGTAGCACTAGCACTACTATTCCTGAAATCTCTAGTATTACCTTAGCTGGAGTAAGTCAAACAACTAGTATTATAGATAACCCATATGACATAGTTCCGGGAACAAATCCTAAAACGCTCACAGTTACTAGAACAGTAGCTAGTGGTACACTTAAAATAGCTGCGATGATAATAAAACGATGACAAATAGAAAATTTACAATATATGATAAATCTGGGATAATTCTTCAAACTGGTAGTTATCCTGCCGAAGATTATAAGTATCTTGAACAAGGCCTAAAACCTGGAGAATTTTTAGGCGAGTTTGAATCAGATATACAAGATGACTTAGTAGACCCTAAAACTGGAGAATTGTTAAGGGGTAAAGCACACAAAGAACCATCGCCCGCTGAATACATTAGAACAAGAAATAAATCTTATCCTAGTGTACAAGAACAGCTTGATATGTTGTGGAAAGCCATGAACTCTGGTGAAATTCCGAAAGCACTAGATTTTTATAACAGCATTAAATTAGTAAAAGATAGTATTCCAAAGGATGATTCAGTAACAATAAAGCCTATACTATTCAATGTTAAACCCATTCCAGGAGGTACTTAATAAATGATTACAACACCTTTACGTACATCTTGGGAAATTAGTGCTAAGGATATATTTACTAAACCTTATGTAATTTTTGGTTGGAAAGTTTATCAGCATATTATGCCTGTTGGTAGCTCTTTGGTGGTTTATTCTGAGCAAGAGATACCCAGACATTTAGTAACTGATATATCCATGTATGTTCGTGGCAAGGCTAGTACAAAAACAGTACAGTCTACCGGCACTGTTGAGCACCCTAACAGAGTTCCAGGAATATATAGCCCTGAAAGAATAGCACATCCAGCAGGTACCACTACAATTACAGCACTAGAAGAAACTGAGTTTTGGTGTTTTAATTGGGTGGCAAATAGAAAAAGCCTTCCTAATTTAATACCAATACGTGTAAAAGCACTAGAGAGTTTAAGTATTCCGATTGGTAGTAATATTCTCATTGTTACCGGGGAATCTAATATCAACACCGGTTCTGTTTATTTTACTTCTGCAGAAAATATTACGCTAATTGCTGAAACTGATGTATACGGTTTTATTATAGAAAGTGAGAGATGATTAACTTTAGACAGCCTATTTGGATTATAGCGTTTGGACATTTACTAGGCATGTTTTGCATAGGTATAGGTGTATACTCAGTAATATTTGATATTGCTGAGTTTTACTGGTTGTTGTTATGGCCTCTAATGCATACTATGTCCTCACTGATGTTATCTGTTGGATTGCACAGGTATTTTAGTCACGGTACCTTTAAAACTTCGGTATTTTGGCACAAATTCATGGCCTACTACAGCACTATCTTACTACAAGGTAGTGCTTTGGGGTGGTCTACTGCCCACATTACGCATCATATACATTCCGATACAGAAAGAGATCCACATATTGCAAGCGCTTCGTATTTAATTTGGAAACGTTACCGTAATGTACCAATGACACAGGGTAGACTTAAATATTTGATTAACGATCCTACTTTAAAGTTTATTCATAGATATGGGCAATTACTGTGGTTAGGTTTTGTAGTAATACTATTAACTATTTCTTGGAAATTATTCATTTTTGGTTATGGTATGGCTTTAGGGTCTACTCATTTAGTAGGAGCATTTCATACAACTTTAACCCATTTAGGTAAAACACCCCGTAATTATCCTATATTAGAGTACGTACTGCCTGCCAGCGGCGAATGGATGCACAAAACCCACCATGAAAATTCTAGAGCTAAAGATTTTAGCACAAAGTGGTGGCATCTAGATACTGGTGCACTGTTTATAAAACTTATAGAGATCAAGTAGCTAAAATTTTTTTAACTTGACCGTAGTATGCTGTTATGGTATAATAGACAAAATCACGGAAGTAAATTTATAACTTCTGTTACAAGAGGACTTATATATGACAGCACCACCCGTTAAGTTAAACTTAAAAGTGTATCAAGGCAGTACTTTTACTGAAATTCTCCGGTGGGAAAGTTCAACAAAAGTATATAAACCTATTACTGCAGTTACTAAGGCAGCTCCAGTAGTTATTACCTCAACCGCGCACAATATACCAACAGGTTGGCGAGCGCGCGTAACTAACGTAGTTGGTATGAAAGAGATTAATTGTGCTACAGATGTTTATTATACCGTAACGGATAAGACAACAGACACAGTCACAATTAATTCTCTTAATACCGTAGGCTATTCAGATTATACAAGCGGTGGTATCCTAGAATATAATTTACCAGTTGACTTAACTGGGTATACTGCACGTATGCAGATACGAGGTAAAGTAACGGATACCGCAGTTATTAAAGAATTAACTACCGCTAATAGCGGAATTATACTTAATAATACTATTAAAACTATTACACTCACAATGTCAGCTACCGATACAGCGCTTTTAACATTTACTACAGCTGTATATAGTTTAGAATTAGTATCTAGTGGCGGCGAAGTAACTCAACTTATTAATGGATCACTATCCTTAGTAAAAGAGGTAACACGATGACAGATACTGTTTTAGTTCAGACCACAAGTTCAGAAGCAATCGTATTAGTATCAAGTTCAGGTAATTTAGTCACAGAAGCACCGGTAACTACAGTAGTTACCTCACTCGGCCAACAAGGGCCACAAGGAATTCAGGGCCCCGCGGGGGCCCCAGGACCCACTGGCCCAACCGGGCCAAGTGCTGCTATCAGCACTGCGTCCGATGTAGATATTTCTACTCTTATAAATGGCAGTCTACTTGTTTACAACCAAGGTACTAGCAAGTGGACTTCCACTGATACTCTCGCAGCTCAAATAGTTGACTCGGGACAATATTAAGGGAAGTATATATTATGGCAGCAATTATTAGAATTAAACGTAGTGGAGTAGCAGGAAATCCAACTACTCTAGCAGCAGGTGAGCTAGCCTACTCATCATTAGCCGATAACGGCTCAAATGGCGGAGATCGACTATATTTAGGTACCGGTACAGAAACTTCAGGTAACGCTGCAAATCATGAAGTAATCGGCGGTAAATATTTTGTTGGGCAAGTTAACGCTGCAACAAACTCAAACACTGTCAGCACTATTGTAAAGCGTGATTCTAGTGGTAATTTTAGTGCTGGTACTATTACAGCGGCACTAACTGGATTAGCAAGTACAGCTACTGCGCTAGCTACTCCACGTACTATTTCAATCACTGGTGACCTAGCGTACACAAGTCCTAGCTTTGATGGCAGCGGTAATGTAACTGCAGCAGGTACTTTAGCTACCTTATTAGCCGGTACTGGTGGAGTTAATCAACCTGCCATTAGTTATGGCGGCTCTACTTCAATTCCAGTATTTACAGTAGACGCTAAAGGTCGTATAACAGCAATTACTACTACAGCTCTTTCAAGCTCCTCAACCTTATCAATTGCTGGTACTACTGGTACTGATACGGTAACCGTAGGCACGGATACCCTTACTTTTGCTGGTGGCACTGGTGTTACAACTGCTGTTACAAATAATCAAGTAAGTATTGCTATTGGCCAAGCAGTAGGTACTACATCTAATGTTACATTTAATGATTTAACAGTAAGTGGTACCCTAGTTGTTAACGGTACTACTACTACAATTAATAGTACTATTACTACGCTTGATGATCCAATTATTACCTTAGGCGGCGATACTGCTCCTGGCACAGACGATAACAAAGATCGCGGTGTTGAGTTTCGTTGGCATAACGGTACAACTGCTAAAGTTGGCTTTTTTGGTTTTGACGACAGTAGTGGTTATCTTACCTTTATTCCTGATGCTACAAACACTAGTGAAGTATTTAGTGGCACGCAAGGCGACATTCAAGCCACTAACTTCCGCGGTGCACTAGTAGGCAATGCTTCAACAGCCACTGCGCTAGCTACTCCACGTACTATTGCAATCACTGGTGACTTAGCATATACAAGCCCCAGCTTTGATGGCAGTGGCAATGTAACTGCAGCCGGTACTCTTGCTACAGTTAACTCAAATACCGGTAGCTTTGGTACTTCTACAAGCGTACCAAGTTTTACTGTAAACGCTAAAGGTTTAGTTACTGCTGCGAGTACTACAGCTATTCCAACTGCTACTTCTAGTGTACAAGGTTTAGCAAGTTTTAATGCTACTGACTTTTTAGTCACAACAGGTGCTGTAACAATAGCTTCTGTAGATGGTGGCACATATTAATTAAACAGGGAATCCTATGGCCAAAATTATTCTTAAAAAGTCAAATGTAACGAATAAGGTACCGGTCGTAGGTGACCTAGATTTTGGTGAACTAGCACTAAACTATACTGATGGTAAGCTGTGGTATAAAAATAACTCTAATGTAATAACACAATTAAATGCCGCTGGTAGTGGTACTGTAACAAGTGTTAGTTTATCAGCTCCTAGCATATTTACTGTTACAGGTTCTCCAGTTACTAGTTCTGGTACTCTTGCTTTAACGTACTCTGGAACTGCACTTCCTGTAGCTAACGGTGGTACTGGGCTTACTACATATACTGTAAACGGCGTTGTGTACGCCAGCGGCGCAGGTACGCTGGCTAGTGGTAGTGGGCTGGTGTTTGATGGGACTAATCTCGGGATTGGGACGAGTTCGCCAGGGTACAAACTTGATGTATCTGGTGCATTAAGAATCAATGCAACTGGAGTAGATCAATTACTATTTAAATCGTCTTCTAATTCCGGAAGTAGTATTGCTTCAAGCGGTGGTTTTAATAGCAATTATAATGGTTTATTTCTTAATTCCAATGGGACCGGCGGTGGAGATAACGGCGTACAGCTTAATACAGCTGTATCTTCGTGGCGTGTAGCAGTAGGTAGTGGAAACTTAGAATGGGGAGGGTCAGATTATTTTGCAGTGGGGCGTGTAGCAGCGGGTGGTACTTATACAACACCATCTGTTTTTATGAAGATCGATGCCTCCGGCAACCTAGGCCTGGGAATGACTCCCGTAGTAAAACTAGATGTAACTGGACCGTCAACAGGCACTACAGTTAATAGTACATCACTAGTTCAAAGACTATCTAGCAATACTGGAAATGCTGACTATTTAGAGTTTAGTAATGTCCGAGGGACAGCAGGTACAGATTGGCGTACTGCTGGATTTAGACTTCAACAAAAAGTTGACGCCACTTGGATGGGTTATATCCAATTTAACGGCACGTCATCTGGCACAAATGATTATGGTATATCTTTTGGCACTGGCAATAGTATTGTAAATTCCAATTCTATAACAGAAAAGATGCGTATTGATGCTTCTGGAAATGTAGGGATTGGGACGACTTCGCCGGGGTACAAACTTGATGTCAATGGAATAATAAATAGTAATAATGGTATTCGTGGTAGTCAACTGTATGTTACAAATACTAACGGTATTGCTTTATCTGACGATGTTGCAAGTGGATTTGTATCGTACAACTATAACTCCGGTCGCACAAATACAGCGCGCCATCAGTGGTATAATGGTATTACAACTGAGTTAATGCGCCTCGACGCCTCCGGAAACCTCGGGATTGGGACGACTTCGCCGGGAAGCAAGCTGGAAATAAGAAACGATGTTGCGGCCACAACCAGCTTGGACCCAACAGCTATCAAGTTGTTCAACAACCTTGATGGTGGT